ATGCGCTACCTGCGCTTCCGCGGATGGCTGGCGGAGATCGCCGGCCTGTCAGGTGGTATTGCCCGCATCGCATTCGAAGAAATCCAACGCCACGCGGGCACCGGCGCGGCACACGCCTATGGCGGTTTCCTCGCCACGCTGACCGCCTGGTGCGAGCAGGAAGCCATTCCCTACCAGGGCGTCCCGGTCGGCACGATCAAGCGCTACGCCACCGGCAAGGGCAACGCCGACAAGGCGAAGATGGTCGCCGCCATCGAGGCTCGCGGCTTTCGGCCTGCCGATGACAACGAGGCGGACGCGATCGCCCTGCTGCTCTGGGCGACCGAAGCCACTGGAGGCCGCGTATGAGCATGCACGGAGCACCGCTGCCGCCTCGCTCCTGCCTCGACCGCGGCACGCGCAGCCCGACCAACGACAGCGAGGTGAACGCCATGCGGGCCGCCGCCTGGCACAGGCACGGTGTGGCCGCCCTGCCGGTCGCTGACATCACCGACGCGTGGCTGCGACAGGCCATCACCAACGAGGCGAACCGGCGCTGGGGGCGTCGCAACGGGGAGAACTACCATGGCCGTTAAGCGCAAAGCCAAGGCCACGAAGCAGAAGCCCGAGGATCTGGCGAAGCCCTCCAAGTGGCGGCTGCAGCACGGCGGATTCTCGGAGCCGATCCGCGAGGCTGATCCGGAGACCGGCACGCCCGTGCAGCACCGCCGTGCGGTGGACACGATGGGCGTGATGCTGGCCCATGGCAGCATCACCCCACAGATGCACGAGGCGGGCGAGATCTTCCGCGGGCTGTTCCGCGCCGCCTGCTTCGACAGCATGTCGACGTCGCAGATCATGCGCATCCCCGGCACGCGCGTCGACACACTCTCGACGATGCAGGTCGATGCACGACGCCGCGTCGCGGGGGCGATGGACGCTCTCGGTCGGCAGGACAGCCCCTGCGGCTCGTGCGCGTGGTTCGTCATCGGCCTGGAGTTCTCGGTCCGTGAGTGGTCGATGCGTCTCGGTTGGGCTGGACGCACGGTGCACGGCCCTGTCGGGCAGGGCATCCTGGTCGGGACGCTTGGCATTCTTGCCGTGCATTTCGGGTTGATGCCGCGCGCGAAGGCGGCGTGATGCGGTACGGTCGGGGCGGTCAGCACCGCCTCGATCACGCTGTTACAATTCACCCCGTAGCGGCACCGAAATCGATCAGGCTAGAAGAAAGACACGTAGAGAAGGTGCGAGAGCGCCGCGGCTGACCAGCCACGCTGCGACCCGATCGAGACAGTGGCTCAAGAGCCACTCCGCTTCGATCAAGTAACCGCGAAGTACTAATCCAGGGTCCTTCCCGCGAATACTGTATGCGGGGGGCGGAAGCGCGCAAGGTCGTTAGCGCCAGGCGATTTATTGAAGTTGCCACGGCGCCACGTTGCCAGCCCGACCAGGCGGCATCCCTCACCACCACCATCGAATTCAGCAGGTGCGCATGCCCCAGGCCCCATGGTCTGCGAGCGCCGTCGAGGCGCGCGCGGTCGCCTCCCTGCTGCCGTACGCCGGCAATGCGCGCACGCATTCCGCCGAGCAGGTGGCGCAGATTGCCGCCAGCATCCTCGAGTTCGGCTTCGTCGCTCCGGTGCTGGTCGACGAGCATGGCGAGGTCATCGCCGGCCATGGTCGGCTGCAAGCCGCCAAATCCCTTGGCCTGGAGACCGTCCCCACCATCATCCGCGCCGGGCTGACCGACGCGCAGAAGGCCGCCTACCGCCTGGCCGACAACCGCATCGCGCTGAACGCCGGCTGGGATGAGGCGCTGCTGGCGGCAGAAGTCGCCAAGCTGCAGGAGATGGGCGGCGTCGATCTGATGCTCACCGGCTTCGACGCAAGTGAGATCGACCGGCTGCTCGCCGGCATGGAGCCGGTGGCAACTGACCCTGGCAACGCGCTGCTTGCCAGCCCGGCCGTTGCCAGCGGCGAGGCCCCTGGCAACGATGCGCTGGCTGAGGACCCCGCGGACGCTGAACCGGAGCCGCCACGCCAGGCTGTCACTCGCCCCGGCGATCTCTGGCTGCTGGGCGAGCACCGGCTCGTGTGCGGTGATAGCACCGCCACCACCACCGTGGCGCGCGCGATGGGCGAGGACCGCGCCGCGCTGCTGTTCACCAGCCCGCCATATGGGAACCAGCGCAACTACACCACCGGCGGCGTGACCGATTGGGATGCACTGATGCAGGGCGTGTTCCAGCATCTGGACGAGGCCATGCGGCCAGACGGTCAGGTGTTGGTGAATCTCGGCCTGATCCACCGCGACAGCGAATGGATCCCGTATTGGTCCGGCTGGCTCGACTGGATGCGCGCCCGCGGCTGGCGCCGGTTCGGCCTCTACACCTGGGACCAGGGGCCTGGGCTGCCAGGGGATTGGAACGGGCGGCTCGCACCGGCCTTCGAGTTCGTCTTCCACTTCAATCGCCAGTCCCGACAGGCGAACAAGATCGTGCCGTGCAAATGGGCCGGCACGCCCAACAAGGGCAGCGGGCTGCGCGCCGCCGATGGCACCATCTCGGAATACCAGCACGCCGGTCTGCCGGTGCAGGACTTCCGGATCCCGGACAACGTGCTGCGCCTCACGCGCCATAAGGGCCGCGGCATCGAAACGGAGCACCCTGCGGTGTTCCCGGTCGTGCTGCCGGAGTTCCTGATGCGGACCTACACGGATGAGGGCGACGTGGTGTTCGAGCCGTTCGGCGGCAGTGGCACCACGATCCTGGCAGGCCAGCGCACGGGCCGCCACGTGCGGGCAATCGAGCTCGCGCCGGCCTATGTCGATCTGGCCATCGCGCGCTGGCGGATGCTGCATCCTGACCTGCCGGTAACGCTGGCCGACGATGGTCGCGACTACGATGCCGTCGCCGCGGCGCGCATGGAGGTCACTGACGATGCAGCCTGACCTTCAGATGGAGATGATGCCGGTGGCATCGCTCGCGGCCTATGCTGCCAACGCGCGGATGCATCCCACCGAGCAGGTGGCGCAGCTGGCGGCGTCGATCGCCGAGTTCGGCTTCAACGTGCCGGTGCTGGTGGATGATGCGGGCGTGCTGATCGCGGGCCATGGTCGCGTCCTGGCGGCGAAGGCCCTGGGGCTCGACGCGGTCCCTGCCATCCGGCTCGGCCACCTCACCGAGGCGCAGGCAAGGGCCTTTCGGCTGGCCGACAACCAACTGGCGCTCAATTCCACCTGGGATGAGAGCCTGCTCGCCGCCGAACTGCGCGAGCTGCGCGCGGAGGACTTCGACCTCGGCGTGATCGGCTTCGACCAGGCAGCGCTCGACCGGCTGCTGGCCGACGGCGGCGACGATGAACCTGTTGCCCATGGCGATCCCGATGCACCGGCACCGGAGCCACCGGTGGTGCCGGTGACGCGGCCCGGCGATCTCTGGCTGCTGGGTCCGCACCGCCTGCTCTGCGGCGATGCCACCAGTGCCGAGGACGTGGCGCGCCTGCTCGACGGCGCCAAGCCGCATCTGATGATCACCGACCCGCCCTACGGCGTGAACTATGATCCGGAATGGCGGAACGAGGCCGGCGTCTCGGCCACCATGCGCACCGGCAAGGTGGTGAACGACGACCGCGCCGACTGGCGTGAAGCCTGGGCGCTGTTCCCGGGTGACGTCGCCTATGTCTGGCACGCCGGCGTGCACAGTCGCACTGTGATCGAGAGCCTACAGGCCGCGGGCTTCGTGATCCGCAGCCAGATCATCTGGGCGAAGTCGCGTTTCGTGCTGGGCCGCGGCGATTATCACTGGCAGCACGAACCCTGCCTCTATGCTGTCCGCAAGGGCGCGACCGGCCATTGGCAGGGCGCGCGGGACCAGGCGACGCTCTGGGCCATCTCCAACGGCGGCGACGAGGATGCGGCGACGGTGCATGGCACGCAGAAGCCGGTGGAGTGCATGCGCCGCCCGATCATCAACAACAGCGCCGCCGGCGAGGCGATCTATGATCCTTTCCTCGGCAGCGGCACGACGCTGATCGCCGCGGAGACGACAGGGCGGGTCTGCTGCGCGGTGGATATCGATGCACGGTACATCGACGTCGCGGTGCAACGCTGGCAGCGTATGACCGGCAAGGCGGCGGTGCTGGCGGGTGAGGAGCGGGTGTTCAACGACGTCACCGCCGCCCGCGGTGTGCAGACGGCGGCGTGAGCCTGCCTCTCTCCGGATCAGTCGGCGATGCGGTAGACCGTGAAGGAGCCCTTCGCGCCGGTCTTGTTCGGGCCAACCTGGCGGATCCGCTCCATTACCTCGACCGCGTGGCCCTTCTTTTTCAGTCCGGCGAAGAAGCCGCGGACCGTGTGCTGCGCCCAGCCGGTGGCCTCTGCGATCTGCGCGACCGCGGCGCCCTCTGGCCGGCGCAGCATCGCCAAGACCTGCTCCTGCTTCGTGCCCTCCGATCAAGTCGCCCTCATGGGTCCCGAAGCGAGCAGCCTGGTCGTCCCAGGCGGCGAGCACCGCCGTGGCGGCCTCGCGCAGGTTGGCGCGCGGTGTGGCGGCGCGCGCCGCGAGGGCCTGATCGAGCATGGCGATTTCCTCCGCCAGGGGCGCGGCGTGGGCGGCTTCGTTGGCCGGTGCGGGGCTTTCTCCCGCCGCGTCGTCCGACGCCACCGTGGGCGCCGTGTCGGCCACCATGTTGCCCTCGTTCGGGTCGATGCCGATGGCGCGCAGACCCTCGTCGGTGATGCGCGCCACGATCCAGGTGCCGTCCTCATCCTGGCGCCAGCCCAGGCCCACGTAGTCCCGCGGGGCGTTGATCTCGGTGAGCAGGTTGTTTTTGATCAGGCTGCGGAACACCGCGTTGCGCGCGGCGGCCGGGAGGGTTTTTGGCGCGCGGGCGAGGCCCATCTCGTGCTGCGCGGCGGCGCTCAGGATCACGCGCTGTGTGTCGGAAAGCTTGCTCATCGTGGTGGTCTCCGGTTGCGGGTGCCGACCATCGGCCCCTACTGCCGGGAGCCCCGCCGGCGTCGCCGGTCGGAGCGGTGCGGGAGTGGCCCGCGTCAGCAGGCGTATTCGCCGCGGTGGAAATGCTGATCCGCGATGTCCTTCAGCTTCGCCGTAGCATCCGAGAGCCAGGCTGCCTCGCCCCAGAGCACCTCCTCCGGGTCGGCGCCAAAATGGTCCTCGCTGGCCTGCGCCAGTTCCGCGAGCAGGGCGTCGAATTCGGCCTTCTTCGCGAGGAAGGCGGTCAGGCTGTTTTCCTGGTTGCGGGCGGCGCGGGCTTCGCGGTCGGTCATGGTCGTCTCCGTCTGTTGCTGCAGGGCTTCCCCTGCGTGTGACGGACCATTCGCGCTGTGCCGCGCGTGAGCCAAGCGCATCTCGCGATCATCGAATTGCTATGATCGGAGGCGTTCGATCACATCATGATCGCAGCCGCTTCCGCCCCGCTGGTGCCCTCGCAGCGCGAGGTGGCGCGCCGGCTCGGCGTCTCCCACACCGCGCTGCAAAAGGCCGCGCAGTCCGGCCGTATTACCCAGGAACCGGGCGGCGGATGGGACGTCGAGAAAGTCCGCACGCAGCTGGCGGCCAGCAGCGACCCGGCGCGCAAGACGGCGGCCATGGTGGCGCCGGTACTGGCACAGCGATCGCCACCGCCGGCCCCGCCGCGGCCGGCAGTCGTCGCCCCGCCAATGGCGGAGCCGCTGCCCACACCATCGGCCGGTGGCAGCAGCTTCCACAACGCCCGCACCGCCAACGAGATGCTCAAGGCGCAGGAGCGCAAGCTCCGCCTTGATGAGCGCCGTGGGCAACTCGTCGAGAAGGCGCGCGCGCTGATGCTGGTGCACAGGCTCGCCAAGGAGGAGCGCGACGCCATCCTCGCCTGGCCGGCCCGCATCGCTGCGGAACTGGCCGCCGAACTCGGCGTGGATGCGCATCGCCTGCAGACGCTGATGGATACCCGGCTGCGCCAGCATCTGGCCGAGCGCAACGACGTGCGGGTGGCAGTCGCATGATGACCGGCGAGCAGATCGTGGCCGAACTCGGCAACTTCGACGGCGCCGCCGAAATCCTGCAGGCCTGGCGCGACGGCATGGCGCCGGAGCCCGCGCTGCTGGTCTCCGAGTGGGCCGACCGGCATCGCATGCTGGGCTCCCGCGGCAGCGCCGAGCCGGGGCCGTGGCGGACCGACCGCACGCCCTATCTGCGCGAGGTGATGGACGCGCTGTCACCAGCGCATCCCGCGCGCCGCGTGGTCTTCATGAAGGGTGCGCAGGTCGGAGGCACCGAATGCGGCAATAACTGGATCGGCTACATCATCCACCACGCGCCAGGCCCCATGCTGGCGGTGCAACCCACTACGGAACTGGCCAAGCGCTTCTCGGACCAGCGCATCGACCCGCTGGTGGAGGAGACGCCTGCCATCCGGCAGCGCGTCGCGCCCGCCCGCTCGCGGGATTCCGGCAATCGCCAGCTCAGCAAGGAGTTCCCCGGCGGCCAGCTGGTGATGACCGGTGCCAACAGCGCGGTCGGGCTGCGCTCCATGTCAGCGCGCTTCCTGTTCCTGGATGAAGTGGATGCCTATCCCGGCGACGTCGAGGGCGAGGGCGATCCCGTCGCCCTGGCCGAGGCCCGCGCCCGCACTTTTGGCTGGCGCCGCAAGACGCTTCTGGTCAGCACGCCCACGATTTCGGGCCTGTCGCGCATCGAGCGGGAATACCTCGCCAGCGACCAGCGGCGGTTCTTCCTGCCCTGCCCGCATTGCCGGGCGATGCAGCACCTGCGCTTCGAGCGGCTGGTCTGGGACAAGGGCGAACCCGACACCGCCCGCTATCTCTGCGAGGCCTGCGACGGCGCGATTGGCGAGCAGCACAAGACCGCGCTGTTGGCCGGCGGCGAATGGCGCCCCACCGCCATCCCGCAGGATCCACACGCGGTCGGCTTTCACATCTCGGCGCTGTATTCGCCGGTGGGCTGGATGTCTTGGGGCCAGGTCGCCCGGGACTGGGAGGCGGCCCAGGGCGACGACCGCGCCATCAAGACGTTTCGTAACACCGTGCTGGGCGAGACCTGGCAGGAGAGCGGCGAGGCGCCGGACTGGCAGCGCCTCTATGACCGGCGCGAGGAATGGGAACCCGGCACGGTCGCCGAGGGCGGGCTGTTGCTCACCGCCGGCGTGGACGTGCAGCGCGACCGGCTTGAGGCCAGTCTCTGGGCCTGGGGGCAGGACCGGCAGTCCTGGCTGGTCGAGCATCGCATTCTCGCGGGGAACCCCTTCGAGGCGGCGGTTTGGGATGAGCTGCGGGCGCTGCTGGGTGAAACCTGGCGGCACGCCTCCGGCCATCGTCTGCCGATCGCCATGGCGGCGATCGATAGCGGCGATGGCATGACCACAGCGGAGGTCTATGCCTTCGTTCGGCGCGGTGGCGCCGGGCGGGCCATCGCCGTGAAAGGCCAGGACGGACTGCGCGCGGCGATCGGCCAACCCTCGGCCACCGAGGTGCGCCGCAATGGGCGCAAGCTGGGCGGCCTCAAGCTATGGCCGGTGGGATCGTCATTTCTGAAGGGTGAGACCTACGGCTGGCTGAAGCTGGAGCGGCCGACGGCGGAGAGCGGCGACCCGTTCCCGCCAGGTTTCGTGCATCTCCCGGTCCACGCTGCGGGGGAAGAATTCTGCCGGCAGCTTACCGCCGAGCAGTTCGTCGCGCGCGCCGGCCGCAACGGCTTTCGCAGGCTGGAGTGGGTCAAGACCAGGGAACGGAACGAGGCGCTCGACTGCCGCGTCTATGCCCGCGCCGCGGCTGCCGCGCTTGGCATGGACGGCTGGGGTGACGGGCGCTGGGCGCGGATGGCCGATGCGCTGTCTTTGCCGGCAGCACCACCAGCAGCACCGGTCGCTGCCGATAGTTCAACACCTACCATCACGACACGCCCGCGCGGCTGGCTCGCGCCACGCGGCAACTGGCTTCGATAGGGAGGACGAACATGAACCCTGATGTCCTCGCCTGGGCGCTGGCTCAGCCTGCTGGCAGCCGCGCCGCCGTCCTGGCTGCTGCCTTCACCGGCGGCACCACGCGCGTGACCTTTGATGGCCGCACCGTGGAATACCGCTCGCTAGAGGATCTCGGCCGCGCGCTTTCGGTGCTGCATGCCGCCGAGAACAGCGCCGCCCGCCGCCCCAACGTCACCTTCGCCAGCTTCTCGCGTGAGGGAAGCTGGTGATGGGCCGCATTCGGGATGCCTGGCAGGTGCTGCGCGGCTATGCCGCAGTCCAGGATAGCCGCGCCTCCACCTGGGCGGTGTCAGGCAGCAGCGCCACCGCCGAGGTCGGCGCCGCCGCCATGACGGTGGCGCGCCGCGCCCGCGATGCCATCCGCAACGATCCGTATGCCGCCCGCATCGTCGATCTCTGGACCGGCAACGCCGTCGGCGCCGGCATCACCACCCGCTGGCCGGACAAGCCGCACGCCGAGGCTTGGCGCCGCTGGTCCGACAGCACCGCATGCGACGCCGAAGGCCGCCTGGATCTCTACGGCCTTCAGGCGCTGGTCATGCGCGCTGTCGTGGAGAGCGGCGAATGCTTCGTGCGGCTGCTGCCGGCCGACATCACGCCGGCGAATCCCATTGGGCTGCGGCTTCAGGTGCTGGAAAGCGACCACCTCGACACCGCCCGCAACGGCATGATCGAGGGACTGCCCACCTTGCAGGGGATTGCCCTCGGAGAGGCCGGTGAGCCCGTCGCCTATTGGCTGCACCGGGTGCATCCCGGCGCGTCCTGGATCCTGCCAGGCGGTGCCACCTGGCTCAGCAGCGAGCGCATCCCGGCCACGGACGTGCTGCACATCTACCGAAAGCGCCGCCCCGGCCAGCTGCGCGACGTCTCCTGGCTGGCGCCGGTGCTGAGCCGGCTGCGCGATCTCGGCGACTATGAGGCCGCGTTGCTCATGAAGGCCAAGATCGAGGCCTGCCCGGTCGAGAGCTTCGAGCCGGGCATGATCCTCTATCGCCGCGGCATGGGATCGGTGGAGGTGATCAACCCCTCCGGCGGCGGCAGCCACGCAGCCTTCGCGCGCCGCACGCTGGAGGCGGCGGCAGTCGGGACAGGGCTGACCTATGACCAGGTCGCCGGCGACCTCAGCCAGGCGAACTATTCCAGCCTGCGCGCCGGCAAGATCGAGTTCCGCCGTCTCTGCGAGCAGATCCAGTACGGCATGCTCATCCCCATGCTGGTGCGGCCGATCGCGGACCGCTTTCACGCGCAGGGTGCGCTCCTTGGGCTATGGGGCGCGGATGTGCCGGAGGGGATGTCCCATGTCCCACCCGCGCACGAGATGATCGACCCGCTGAAAGACACCACCGCGCTGATCGCCCAGGTCCGCGCCGGCTTCGTGCCGCAGCCCGAAGCGGTCGGCGCCTTTGGCTACGACTTCCGCCAGGTGGTCGAGATGATCCGCGAGGCCAATGCCCTGCTCGACGAGGCTGGCCTGTCGCTCGACACGGATCCCCGCCGTGTCGCCAAGTCCGGCGCTGCCCAGGACGCCGCTCAGCTCGCTGCCATCGAAATCGCCGCCACCGGCGCCGCATCGCCGCGCGCGGATGCAGGCGCCGACCCCAATCCAGGAGCACCCCCATGATCGCAGGTGCCTACGACTGGGCCGACGACATGCTCAAGATCAAGAGCATGCAGAAGAAGTTCCGCGACAGCTTCAACGGGATGGAGATCAACCCCGCCCGCTGGGAGGTCGCGTCCACCGGCGGCGGCATCGCCCTCACCGTGGCCGACGGCGCGGTCACAATCTCCTCCGGCACCACGCTGGACGATGAGCTGACGCTCACCAGCCGCAAGCCGGACGGCCGCCACGCCGCCGCCTGGCGCTTGGACGGGGTCAGCGCGACGCTCGCCAACTACGAGGTGCAAAACGAGGCCGCCCCGCGCCTCGGCAGCACGTCCGGCAGCACCGTCCCGACCACCGCGCCGGCCAGCTGGTCGGTGCTGGAACTCGAGCCGACCAACGACGAATGCTACTTCCACGGCCGGCTGCTCGACACCACGGCGGCGCGCTCGAACTCCTATGTCCGCCACCAGCAGATCCCCGAGCCCAACGCGCTCTACCGCTTTCGCATCCGGGTGCGGAACCGCCAGTTCATCAACGGCATCTCGGCGGTGGCCAACAACGGCTCCAGCGCGGTGCGCATCTCCCGAGCCGCGCATGGCTTTGCCACCAACGATGTGGTGACGGTCGCCGATGTCTCGGGCGTGCCCGGGGCGAATGGCTTCTTCACCATCACGGTGATCGACGCGAACAGCTTCGACCTGGTCGGCTCGACCTTCTCCGGCGCCTATTTGAACACTGGCTGGGCCTCGGTCTCGCGCAACCTCGCGCCGGCTTCCAGCACCGACATCAAGGTGCAGTTCGTAACCATCGCCGACTATGCCGAGCTGACCACCGAGATCACCGCCGGCCGCGGCCAGTCGGTGGCCGGCCAGGGGCTGGGTGTGAACGTGCTCAGCACCGTGCCGCCGACGGTCACGCCGGTAGGGGGGCAGGCGCGTGGCACGTCCGGCGCGCTGGCTGTGCTGGCCGCCACCGGCTACTCCGCCAATCCGGTGGCGGTCACCACGGCGCGCGGCGTCGATCTGCTAGCGACGCTGATCGGCGCGTTGGTGACCAAGCCCTACGCGCTGCCGGAGGCCGACTGGCAGTTCGCCGGCGCGGCCGGGGGGATCATCACCACCACCGACGTCGTGCTCAGGGCGGCGGCCGCGGCAGGCATCCGCAACTACGTGACCTCGATCGATATCCGTAATGCCCACCCCTCGGTGGCGACGGAGGTTGTGATCAAGGACGGCGCCACGGTGATTTGGCGCCAGCTGCTGCCGGCCGCGATGCCGGCGCCGGTGGAAATCACCTTTCCCACGCCACTGCGCGGCACCGCCGCCACCGCTGTGAATGTGGCCTGCATCACCACCGGCGCGCAGGTCTACGTCAACGCGCAGGGTTTTGCCGCGCCGTAGTGGCGCCGCGCCAGGAGCACATCCCATGACAGAACCGATCGAACCGGGCGGGGACACCCCTGCACCGGATCCGGAGACTGCGCCCGATCGACTGCCCACCGCTGGGCAATCGATCACCGCGCAGCGTGCTCTCGAAGCCCCGGTCACCGTCGATCGCGCCGCGCGCACGGTCGAGGTGGTGTGGAGCACCGGGGCACGGGCGAGAAACTTCGTCCCCTCCCTCGGCCTCATCACCGAGGAGTTGGACATGCAGCCCTCGGCCGTGCGGATGGAGGGGCTGCGCTCCGGCCGCGCCCCGGTGCTGGATGCGCATCGGCGC